GGTACCCATAACGCGGCTTTGGCGTCAACCCGCGCTTGTGCCATTGGTAGCAATCCAAGCCGATCAAGCAAGTGAATTTGGCCCCCGATTTCGGCCGTTGCCGGATATTGCAACCCGATCAACGCTTCATACAATTCTTGCTTGCGCTCGTGATTGGTTTCTTCACGAGCAATCATCAACCGGATACTTGGTGCATCAACGGCTATTCTAAAGAAGTTGCGCCGCAATGGGCCGGATATGCCCAAATCTTCAACATTGGCCGTTTGCGTCAACAAGATAAGCGAAATCCCTACTTTTCTTGCCCCCGATGATAGGATTGCCGCAAGCAACGACCAATAATTTGTTTGCCGCTTGCTTGTGCCGGTATCCAAATTTTCTTTGATCAAAAACGCTTCATCAACAATCACGTTCAACCGGGTGAAGTGATCGGCCGGCAATTCGTTGCCGGTTGCAATCAAGTGTTGATGCCGCTCATCAACCCGCGCTTTGTATTCCGTGAACACATCGGTGATTGCTTCAACGGCATCGGCCCAATCTTCACCCCCGGCACGGCCGGCAATGCCGTACCAATTGGAGCTATGCGGATCGATGATGAAGATGTGTTCACCGGCTTGCAATCGGGGATATAACACGGCTTTGGCCGTGATCGTTTTCCCTTCACCCGTTGCCCCGGCAACCATCACGTGATGCGCTTCATCGGCAATTGGCAACCATCTTTCGGGGGGCAACGCCGCAAGCGTACCATCGGCCGGCCCTTCAAGCAAGTTGTCACCGGCATTGGTTGTGTTGCTAAGTGACAACGAATTCACCCCCCGGTATTCCTTGTGACGTGCAACCGTACGTTCTAACGACGTTGCAATCAAATACCGATCGGCAAGCATCGCAACGATTTGTTCGGGGGTGATGCGCTTGAATAGATCGGCCGGTTCATTATCCCCGTACCGGTTCAATACCAAGCCGGCTTTGTTCGCCATTGCCACATCATACCGATACCGGGCAACCATCTTCAACACAAGGTTTGCCCCGATCAAAACCATCGGCACGACAAGCACAAGCCCAAATGCAATCGGTTCAACCGCGTCAAGCTTGGCACACGTTGCCGAACGTTCGGCCGGCATACAATATACCCATTTCCACAACGAGTACATAACAAAGAACACGAGCAACCCCCCGATAGCAACGGCCCCCCAAACGGCATAAACTTGCCAAGCGATCGGCCGGGGCATTGGCGGTTTGTAATCACGGCCCATCGTGAATGTATCGTGATAACCGTGTTCATTGTCTTTGTGATCGGCCGGGTTTGGCCGTTGTTGTTGTACCGTTAGATTGCTCATAAGTGTAAAACCTTTTGATTTTAGGGGCTTTGCGCGGCCCCAAGATGTGTAAAGCGTTTTGCGCTATTTTGGCAAATTACGGTTTTTTAACCCGGTTTTACGGCTTTCCAATGCTTCAAAAAATCGGCTTCACCAAATGCCCCCAAAACCCCGACAACCAATGGCCGTGTATCTTTTGATGTTGCTCCGAAAGTTTGCCCCCAAAGGGCATTGAACGGCCCTACAATTGATTGTGCAAAGGGGCAACGAGCTATCAACCCGTTGCCCCTTTGCATTACACTTGCCGGCGGTTGCCCCTATAGAAGATCGGCAACTTTGCGGCTTGTGCCAAGCTTGGTAACTTTGGCAACGCTATTGCGCGGGGGGTACGCTTCACCGGTTTCGGGGTTGATACCGTTGCCGGCTTGGATCACAAGCTTCAACGTTGCGCTTTCCCCGATCAAGCTTTCCGGGTTCACGGCCCCGTTGAAGTTATCCGCAAACCCCAAAGCCGTCAACACTTGCCGCACACGCCAAAGTGCCGCCGGGGTGAACACAAGATTGTCAAAGATGTTGCGCTTGTGTGCCGGCCCTTCATCATCGATCCGCCATCGGATTTTGATCATTGGGTTTCCGGCTTGGCTTATCGTCGGTTCGGCCGCAACGATGGTTGCGTTGTACGTGCCGGCGGCAATCGGTTGATCCGCATCGGGGATTTCGGCAAAGTTGACGACAAACCCCCCGGCCGGAAGCTTGACGGTATCACCGGTTGCGGCCCCATCGTTGCCCTTGGCAAATACCGATGGATCAATTTCGTTGTTCTTGGTTTTGTTATCGGCCATTGTCTTTCAATTGCTCCTTGTTGTGTTTTGGTTTGTTTCGGTTTCGGCTATTGTATGTGCCGCGCATTTCCATCAACGGTTAGCACTTTGGACAAGTGCCGGTATTGGGGCCGTGATCCGGGCAATCGTTACCCGGTGCATCGGCCGGCGGTTCGTACCATTTGATTTCAATCACCCCCTTTAACACACAAAGCGGTATATGTTAACGGCCCCCAAAGCGGTTGCCGGTTGTTGTCATTCGGCCCCGATCGCGTCAAGGAGTTGCGTCACATTCGGATCGGGCAAGTAGAGTGCATCATCATATTGCACGGCGTTGAAGCCGTGTTGATCTTTGGCGTATGCCTTGCCGTTTTCCGTGATTTGGGCAATCACACGCTTTGCTTCACGCAAGCCGGGGGCTTTTTGCATTTCCGGCGGCAAGCTTGATTTGTGCGCAAAGCGCATCACGGCCAATGCTTCACCCGGCAATTCGGTAACGGCTTGCCCTTGCAACCCCGGTTCGGCATATTGAAATTGTGTTGCCGCAACCCCCGGCACGCCAAAGCGTTGATCGCTATGCTCCAAACACGATACCATTACGTGCATATTGACGTTGCGCAACTCTTGCAAGAAGCTTGACGCAATCACGAGCATTTGACGCAACACGGCGGCATAATGGCCCCATTCGGGTTTGATGGGAATACCGCCGGGTTCTAATTCTTGCCCAAGCACAACGGCAAACGATTTGCGTTGTATGGCCGTTACCCCATCAAAGTTCAAACACTTGTATCCGGGAGTGCAACCCATTTTATCAACCATCGGGTGATTGTCGGGTTGCCCTTTGATGAACCAATCAAAGATTGCGTTCAACTCGTGAAGCTTTTGCAACCGTATCACGTAGGGTTTGCGGCCCTTGCGCTTGGCAAGCGTTTCCGGGTTGCCCGATACATCAACGTGCAAACACGGATATGTGCGATCGTCGTCACACGCCGTACCCAAGAAATGTGTTTTGCCCGATCCGGGTTTGCCGTAGGGCAACACGGCAAGGTTTTTGGTGTTTTCTAAGTTGACAACTTGCACGCTCGTTGCTCCTTCACCGCATTTCGGGGCAATAGGCTAGCACACACGTATGCCGGCTATTGTCCGTGATTGTGATCGTTGTGGTTGAATAATCGGGGGCCGGGGCCGTGTTTGCAACTTTGCCCCCGTTTGCCAAGAGTACAACAACGACCAATGCCGCAATCACGATCAACACAAAACCGTTGTCACCGAAGATACTATCACTATATTCGTTCATAGCTCATCAACCCCTTGAATGTGATACGTGTTTGGCACGAAATTTTCGTGCAACATCTTTTCGGCAAATTCATATTGCCCTTGTTGCAAAGCGATGCACATTTCACGGAAGATGCACCAATTGCAATGGGTATCACCGGTTTTGTATATGGCAACCGATGGGTTAACCATTTCTTGTGCAACCGCATACAATTCATCACGAGCGGTTTTCAATTGGGCCGGTGAACGGGTTATCATCACCCGATGAAAGAACGGGTTGCCGTTGTCAAGCAAGTGTTGTAGAAATTCCCCGTATGTGTCGGCAATGAATGTGCTTGTTGCGTTATGGCCGTGATACTCACGAATTGCCGCAAGATACCGTTCAAATGTGGTATCAATTTGTTTGTTTTGCGACAACCCCCCGCGTTTCAACACATCGGGGGCAACCGGCAACGCTTTCCGGATCAAGGTATAGATGATGCCGGCAACGCTTTCACCAAGCATTTCTTGCACGTCCAATGCATAGCTATCGGCTTGTTCTTCTAAATCAAGTTGCCGTTCACGTTGAAAGATGCTTTTGGTTGTTTTGATTTCCCAAAGATACAATTTACCGTCAAGCCGATGCCGAACGATACCATCAAACTTGCCGGCTTTGCGTATGCGCCGTGCATAGAAGCCCCGGTTTGTACGCATCGGCACGTTGAAAGATTGTTCAACGTTGATGAAATCAAGCGTACGATCGTTGTAAGGGCCGTTATAGCTCCTTGCCCATTGGTCGTAATGCTCCAAAATTGCTTTGCAAAACGTTACCCATTCATCGATCTTCGGCCGGTTTGCTTCAAGCACGGCCGGATACCGATCGCGCAACGGGGCAAGGTATTCATCGGCCAATTCATCAACCACATCAACGGCATTGATGCCGAAATAGTACCGTTGCCGCAATGCGCCGTGTACAACCGATCCGATGAAAAATGGGCCGTATGGTTGCAACGGGGTTAGATTGCTACGCAAGGGGCTTGCCCAATTCCAAGCACGGCGGCATCGTTTGAACGTCAACACATCGGAAATGTGTATATCATATGTCATTGGTCGTTGCTCCTTCATCTTTGCGTTTCACCGGCTTGCCCGATGTGTTGATCGGGCAAGCCCCCCGCTATCGCGGTATTATGCCGGGTTGCCGTGTTCGGCCATCAATTCATCATTGTACAACCGCTCGTTTTCAAGCCGGTTGATGTATCGGTACATATGGGTTTGGGCTTCAAAGAGAAGTTGCGCCGCCCGTGTCAACGCGCGGTATGTGTCGGCAAGGGCCGGTTCAACATCGGCCCCATCGTCGGTTGTGTCGTCAATATGCAAGTAGATTGTTTGGGCCAATTCTTCAACTTGCCCCCGGTGATAGCTCGTTGTGCCGGCAAGCGATATGAACGGTTTGTACGCTATATCACCCGTCAACTTGATTTCGTGTGCCGTTGTCAATTCGGCTTTGGTGATGCGCTTGGGCCGGTTTGGGGCCGCGCTTTCCGGCACATCGGCCAAAAACGATTGCGCGCGGGCAACGTCGGCATTGTGGTTGTCCATCTTGGTACGCTCCTTGCATTGTGCTACACGTGCCGGCAATGGGGCCGGCCCCCGACGGGGCATAGATTGATCACCCGTAGTATATCACGGCTTCTATGCCCCGTCAAGCAGTGATTTACCGCATTGTGATGCGCTATTTTAAAGGTATGTGCGTTTCGGCCCCAATGCCATCTTGGGCAAACTTTAACCATTCGTTCACTAATTCGATTGTTGTCCATTTGGCTTCAAGCGCTTGCCGAACGAGTGCATCAACCGTAGGATTGCCGGCATAATCAACGGCTTCAAGATATGTGATGCGCCGTGCTTCAACGGCTTGCAAATCACGTTCGGTTCTATCAACGGCTTGTGCCATCGCAATTGACGACCAATGGCAATCAAGAAAAACCGTGTGCCATATATGGCCTAAGTTCAACCCTTCTTTGGCGGCATCAATGGTTGCAACGAATTTGGGGTGATCTTCAAGCCGTGATCCGGCCGGCATATTGGTTGCACCCCCTACGTAATATGGTACCCCCAAAAGGTTTGCAACCCGAATTGCCGTATCACGAAACCGCGTGAATACTAAAAGGGTATCATCGGGGTTATCATCAACGTATTCAAGCAACCAAGCAACTTTGCCCCCTTCATCATCGGTACCGAGCAACTTTGGATCAACGGCCGCTTGTTGCAACCGCAAGATGCGGCCCAAATGGTTTTTGACAAGCATCGTATCACCGGTATCAAGATGCAAATCGGTTTCGGCAAGATGCTTGATCCGTTGATACAACTTGGCTTGCTTGGGGGTTAGTTCAATCGGTATGTGCGTTTCAATCTTTGCCGGCAACATCGGGGCAAC